GCGTCACTGCTATAGTTTCTGCAGCAGGAACAATACAATCATTATCAATTTCCAATGGTGGAAGTGGATATAGTGGTTCATCAGTTACTGTTAAAATTGCTGCTCCATTAACTGTCGGTGTTTCAACTTCATTACCAATGGGAGTTGGTATTGGTATTGGAACTGTTGCATCTGCAACTATTGCGGTTTCTAATGGATCATTAACTACACCAATTACAATAACAAATCCTGGACTTGGATATAGTATTGGAATGGAACCACAAGTTATTGCCCCACTTCCAGATCCAATATATGAAAATATTTCTAATGTATCAAGTGTACAAGGATTTTCTGGTTCTATTGTTGGAATCGCAACAACAGTTGGTATTGGAACTGCTTTAGCAATTAAATTTACTCTAGACTCAACTCTTGCTCCATTTACTGGATTATCTGTTGGAAACCCAATTTATATTTTTAATACTAAAGTTGGTAATGGTGTAACTTCAATTTACACACAAAATGCTGCAATAGTTGGTGTTGGAACTACATTCTTAGATAATATCTACAATATTACTGCAGTTAATACTTCCACTGGAATTATTACTTGCAATATTCAATCAAACTCATCTGTTGTTGGTATTGCAACAACAGGTTCAACTGTTGGCCAGTTCTCTTGGGGTAGATTATCTGGATTTACTAGATCTTCTTCACCAATTTCAATTGCAGTTTCTTCATATAAAACTGATATTGGATTATCAACTTTCCCAACAATTCAAAGAAGAGGTTTTGGATTTAACAATTCTGGTGCCTTAGAAAAGAATTTATAACCTCATATAAATAGATAAAAAACTATATTAAAATGTCTGCATTTGTAACAGATCAATTTAGAATATTAAATGCAAAGAATTTCGTAGACTCTGTTCAGGATTCTTCAAACTCATATTATGTTTTTGTCGGGTTGTCAAATCCATCATCCAATGTAGGATTTGGTCGCACCTCAACATGGGATGCAAATCCACCAAATCCAACTGATAATACAGATTATTTGAATCACTACGAATCAACTCTTCTTTTTGGAAAAAAAATTACAAGTGCAAACATTAGAAGAGTAATTAGAAGAGTCGATTGGACAAGTGGAACAAAATATGAGATGTATAGATCGGATTATAGTTCCACAAATCCATCACCAATAACTGGATCGATGAGATTGTATGATGCAAATTATTATGTAATGAATTCTGATTATAGGGTTTATATATGTATTGATAATGGATCGTCTGGAATCAATACGACGGGGAATGCATCTCAGGACGAACCAACTTTTACTGATTTAGAACCATCAAAAGCCGGTGAAAGTGGTGACGGTTACTTATGGAAATATCTATATTCAGTTTCTCCAAGCGATGTTATTAAATTTGATTCTACTGAATATATTCCAGTGCCAAATGATTGGGAAACTTCTGCAGATGCACAGATTACTGCCGTAAGACAAAATGGAGACTGCACGTTAAATGATAATCAAATAAAAAAAGTTTATATTAAAAATCGTGGATCTGGATATACATTAACAACTGGACAATCGTGTAAGGTTCTTGGAGATGGAACTGGAGCAACTGTTGTAGTTGATGTTGATAGTTCTGGAAGAATTACTGATACTACAGTAACATCTGGTGGAAAAAATTATACATATGGTATTGTTGACTTAGGAACAACATCTGCCAATGACCCAGGAGAATCAAATTATGCAGAATTGATTACAATTATTCCTCCATCCAAAGGTCATGGTTTTGACATATATAAAGAATTGGGAACTGATAAGGTTTTAATTTATGCCAGATTTGATGATTCAACAAAAGATTTTCCCATAGATTCAAAATTTGCACAGGTTGGAATTATTAAAAATCCAACAATATATGATTCTACAGGAATTAGCACTACAGTATATTCTCAGGGTGAATTTTCTGGAGTTTATGCAATGAAGTTAAGCGGAACTCCATCTGGATCAATTTCTGTTGGAGATAAAATTCAACAATCTGTTGATGGTGGAACTGCTTTGGGATATGTGGCATCATATGATAGTGAAACACAAGTTTTAAAGTATTATCAAGATAGATCACTCTATCTCAATCCAACTACTTATGGTAATATTGATTATATTGGAATTTCAACCGTAGGAAAAGTTCTACAATTTAATTCAACCAATCAAGTGACAAAAGTTAATGGTGGATTTAGTGCCAATATTCAAAATTTTACCGGAATTACAACAACAATATCAAATAAAATTATCAATCTAGGAGTTCAGTTTACAAATGGTCTGTCAAATCCTGAGATAAATAAAAAGTCAGGAGAGATAATCTATATTGACAATAGACCCACTGTAACAAGAAACTCTAGACAAAAAGAAGACGTTAAAATTATCCTGGAATTTTAAGAAATGGCTCAAAAAACAAATCTCAACGTAAGTCCATATTATGATGATTTTAATGAATCAAATACTGGGGCTAGAGATAAAAACTATTATAAAGTTCTCTTTAATCCAGGAAGACCTGTACAGGCTAGAGAATTAAATACTTTACAGTCAATTTTACAAAATCAAGTAGAATCGTTTGGCAGTCATTTCTTTAAAGAAGGGTCGTTAGTAATTCCAGGAAATGTTGCGTTTGATAATCAATTTTATGCAGTAAAATTAAATCCAACTACATTCGGCGTTGATGTTGCAACATACATCGAAAATTTTGTTGGTAAAAAGATTACAGGAAAATCCTCTGGAACCACTGCAACAATTCAAAAAATTATTCTCCCAGACTCCGAAATTGAATATGTCACTCTTTATGTAAAATATCTAGACTCTGACAATGATTTTATTTTTAATCAGTTTAAAGATAATGAAGAACTAAGTGCTGATGAAAACATTGTTTATGGCAATACCACAATCAATTCTGGAACAACATTTGCATCCACAATTTCCAAAAGTGCGACCGCTACTGGTTCTTCAGCTTCTATTGGGGATGGTGTATATTTTATAAGAGGAAATTTTGCGCGTGTATCTAAACAAACTATTATTTTAGATTATTATACAAATACTCCTTCATATAGAGTTGGTTTAAAAGTAATTGAAAAAATTGTTACATCCAAAGATGATTCAAATTTATATGATAATGCAAAGGGTTTTACAAATTATGCTGCACCAGGAGCAGATAGATTTCAAATTGAATTAGTATTATCAAAAAAACTCTTAACAGATGTTGACAATGATACTGATTTTGTTGAGATATTGAGAGTTAAAGATGGAACAATTCAAAAAATTACATCAAAATCAGATTACAATATTATTAGAGATTATCTTGCTCAAAGAACATATGATGAATCTGGAGATTATTCCATCGATCCTTTTCAAATATCAGTAAACAATTCTTTAAATAATAGAATTGGGAATGATGGATTATTTTTTGATAATGAAAAAACAGATCAGGGAAATACCCCTTCAAATGATTTAATGTCTGTTAAATTATCTCCAGGTAAAGCTTACGTTAGGGGATATGATATTGAAAAAACTGGCGTTGAGATTTTAGATGTAAATAAACCAAGAGATAAGCAGACGGTAGATAATATCAATATCCCCTTTGAGATGGGGAATTTAATCAGAATTAATAATATTTCAGGTTCGGTAAAACAGAAATCAACTATAGCATTATATAATAGAAGAAAAAGTTCTACTATATTACCAAATGGTTCAAAGATTGGAGATGCTAGGGTATATACCGTCAATTTAACTGATGCGGCATATTCTAATACTGCAACAAACTGGGATTTATATCTTTATGATATTCAGACTTACACAGAATTAACTTTAAATCAACCATTATCAGCAACAGAACTTTTATCAACCTCATTAATTAAAGGAAAAAGTAGTGGAGCCAGTGGATATGCTGTTGCTGCTGGATCTGGAAGTGCTGTAATTAATGTTAGTCAAACATCCGGAACATTTTCTGTAGGTGAATCAATATTAATTAATGGTGTGGAATTATATCCAAGAACCATTAAATCGATAAAAGTATACAATACGGAAGATATTAAATCAATTTATCAATCAACATCTACTTCTGGGTTTACAACTGCATTTTTGGCCGATACTCAATTAGATAAAGTAATTGCTCCAGGATTTAGTGCATTAGATTCAATTACTATTGAAACAAACGGAACAGTAAGTGGGTCTGGAAAGGTATTTACTGGAATCAAAACTGATACGATTGTCAGATATCAAAGACCTGGACTCTCTGTGGAGACTTTTAACAGAGTAGTTTCAATTTCTGCAGATGGGTCTACAATGACTCTTGCTGGATTAACAAATTCAGTAACTGGTGTTTGTGATAAAGATTTGCCATCGTCACAATTAAGAACTAATTTTTCTTTAGGTATTCCAAAAATTAGAAATGAAGAAAAAGGATATCTATATGCTAAATTACCAGACTCAAATATAGCATCTACAAATTTAGCAAATTCAAACTTAGTATTTACTGCACAATCAAATTCAACTTTTACTCCCTCTTCCAATACTCTAACTGTCAATAGAAGTAATTTTACTTTAGGAGTAACTACCACATCAGTAAATTTTGAATCATTTGATGAAGAAAGATATTCTATTTTTTATAGTGATGGTACGGTTGAAAACTTAACTTCCGATAAATTCACTTTATCATCAAATCAAGTTACATTCTCCAATATACAAAATAAAGAAATTAGTTTAATTAACGCAACTTTTATTAAAAACGGAATTCAGAGTAAGTCCAAATCATATAATCGCAGCCAAACTATTTCAGTCAATTTATCAAAGTATTCCCAATCTGGTACGGGAATTAATACATCTATTAATGATGGTTTAACATACAATCAATATTATGGTTTGAGAGTTCAAGACGAAGAAATTTGCTTAAGATATTCAGACGTTGTAAAAGTTTTAGCAGTTTATGAATCATTAAATACCTCTGCACCTTCATTAGATACACTCAATTTCAATGTAATTTCTAATGTAGATTCGAATGCAATTATTGGGGAAAATATAATTGGAAGTACTAGCAAAGCAGTTGCCAGAGTTGTAAGTAAACCATCTTCAGGTTCAATAGGAATTGTTTATTTAAATAACAATAGATTTGTATCTGGTGAAAATGTAAAATTTGACGAATCTAATATTTCCACATCAATAAATTCAATTACTCTTGGTGTATATAAAAATATAACCAATAAATTTAACTTAGATAAGGGGCAAAAAGAACAATACTATGACTATTCAAAAATAGTTAGAATAAGTGGTGAGCAAGAACCAACAAAACAACTGTTAATTGCATTTGATTATTATTCAGTACCTAACAGTGATACTGGAGATGCATTTACTGTAAATAGTTACTCAGAAGAAAGATTTAATGAAGATATTCCATCTATTGGTAATAACAAAGTTAGAGCATCTGATACTCTAGACTTCAGACCAAGAGTGGCAGCGTTTACTGGATCATCTTCATCTCCATTTGATTTCTCATCAAGAACTTCCAGTTTTGGAACAGATCCAAAACTCATTCTTTCTCCGAATGAAAGTTCTTTAGTTGGATATGATTTTTATCTAGGTAGAATTGATAAGTTATATCTAGACAAGAATGGAAATTTCATTCTACTACAGGGGTCTTCTTCCATTGATCCAAAACCACCATCAAAACCCGATCAGGTAATGGAATTGGCAACTATTAAATTGCCACCATATCTCTATAATCCGAAAGATGCCACAATATCTCTCGTAGATAATAGAAGATATACTATGAGAGATATTAATACTATTGAAAATAGAGTTACAAATTTGGAAAGAGTAACATCTCTATCATTACTCGAACTCAATACACAAACTTTACAAATTAGAGACGCTCAGGGAATTAATAGATTTAAGACAGGATTCTTTGTAGATGATTTTAAAAATACAAATTTAATCAATCTTAATGTCTCTTCCGTTGAAATCGATCCTGAAAATAATTATTTGACAACGAAGATTAGCAAAAATAGTCTCGGATTAAAACCAGTTCCAGCACAAGATATAACTAATGAAAGTTTAGATTTTAATGTAGACTTTGATTTATTAGATTCAAATGTTAAGAAAACTGGAGATGCCATTACATTAATGTATGAGCAAATTGGATGGATTGAACAACCTCTTGCTACAAGAGTAGAAAATGTAAATCCATTCCATGTTGTTTCATACAATGGAACTATTAAACTAAACCCATCAAGTGATAGTTGGGTAAGAACAATTAGATTATCGGATGTTAATGTTAATCTAAATGTAAGTACATCCAGAAATGAAAGTCTGGGAGGTGGATGGGGACGACTTGCAGGATCTAGGACAACTTCAGAAACTACAGTAAATCAAGAAGATAATATTGTTGGAAGTGGAACAGAATTATACATGAGATCCCGTAACACAGGATTCTCTGCATTAAATCTCAAACCGTTGACTAGGTTTTATCAATTTCTTGATAGTAATAGTAGTGTAGATTTTATTCCTAAACTAGTTGAAATTGCAACAGATTCTACTTTGAAAAATTATGGATCATCTTCAGCATTTACTGTTGGAGAAACTGTAATTGGAACTTTTGATGGGAAGAAAATAATAACGTTCAGAGTCGCACAATCAAATCATAAAGAAGGTGCATTCAACTCACCATCACTAACTTATAATATCAATCCATATGTAAAATCTGAAAATATTCCAGAATCATATTCTACATCTTCCAAAGTTCTAAATGTAGATATTAATGGTCTTTGTGAGGAAGTTCAGGGATTATATTCTGGATATTTGGCAGTTGGCACAAGACTTGTCGGGCAATCAAGTGGTGCAGTAGCTTATGTTAAAGATTTGAGATTAATCTCAGATAATTATGGAGATTTAAATGGTGCATTCTTCTTAAAGGATCCAAATACAGCACCAGCACCATCAGTAAGAATTACTACTGGTTCTAAAACTTTTAGATTAACCTCAAGTTCAACAAATGAAGTTCCACTTCCTGGTAGTACATTAATATCTTCTGGTGAATCAATTTACAAATCTGAAGGTACATTTATAGAGAAACAAAAAACAATTACAACAACCACAACTACTACGACAGTAAATACATTTGTTGACCCACTTGCACAATCGTTCAGTGTTGGTGGAAATGTAGAAAGTTTAAATGGAAATTTACCAAATGATGATGCAAATGGTGTTTATTTGAGTGCCGTAGATTTATTTTTCGCAAGTAAAGATTCCGGAAATTCTCCAGTAACTGTAGAAATAAGAACTGTTGAACTGGGAACTCCAACTAGAACAATACTTGGAACTTCTGCCACCCTAAAACCAAATCAAATTAACACATCAAATGATGGTACGGTTGCAACAAAGGTTACTTTTGATTATCCAATCTATCTTGCACCAAATCAAGAATATGCTGTTGTAGTTCAAGCAGGTCAAAGCGATCAATATGAACTTTGGATTGCTGAAATGGGTGAAAAAACTGTCAATACATCAACATTACCTGATGCAGAAAGTGTAAGATATACTAAACAGTTTGCAATTGGAAGTCTATTTAAATCTCAAAATGGTTCCATATGGACTGCAAATCAGTATCAGGATCTTAAGTTTAAACTGTATAAGTGCAATTTCACATCCACATCTGGTAGTGTATTCTTACAAAATCCATCACTAAATGAAAGTAATGGTTATATCCAAAAATTAAGTTCCAATTCTTTAAGAACTTTACCAAGAAATATTACAGTAGGAATTAAAACTACTTCAACTGCCACAACAATTGGAATTTTAACTACTGGTAGAAAAGTCACTGAAGCAACAAAATCTTATGTTTATGGATATATTTCCCAAACTGGAGGTCCAACCGCTTCAGTAGGCATTACTACTGGTGGATCTAATTATACAACTACAAGTAACGTAGGTACTTATGCACTTAGTGGTAGTGGTAAAAATTTAAGACTTGACATTACAGCAACAAATGGTGCAATTACTGGCGTTTCAGTAAATGGAAGCAATAATGGAAACGGATATGCTAAAGGCGATACTGTCGGAATTGTCACATCCGATGTTGTTCCAGTTGCTGGAAATGGTGCCATTATTACCATCACAGATGTTACTTCATTAGATACACTTTATCTAACTAATGTACAGGGCGAATCATTCCCAACAGTAGGCGTAACTACACTTGCATACTACAATGATTCTGGAACTAAAGTTTCACTATCTGGAACAAGTATACTATCTTCAACACCAGTTGGTGGAGTATATAGTGGCAATTTCATTAAAGTAAATCATTTTGATCATGGAATGTATGCAAATACAAATAAACTAACTATTAGTGATGTACAATCTGCAACTGCTCCAACAATATTGTCCAATAAAGTTTTATCGACAGACAATATTATTAGTGTTGCATCCACATCAGATTTTGGAACCTTTGAAGGAGTTCCTGTTGGTGGTTCAAATCCTGGATATGTAATTATTGAAGATGAAATTATTAAATACGAATCAATTGGTTCAGGAACACTCACAACTTTAACTAGAGGAATAGATTCAACAAAAGCATCGGATCATGATCCAAATATTTCAGTTTATAAGTACGAATTTAATGGAGTTTCCCTGAGAAGAATTAATAAAACTCATGATATTAGTGATGTTGGAATTGGAATTGATGATTATTATATTGAAATAGATAGAACTAATATCGATTCAAATGCAACAAATAGAAGTTCTGATGCATCTCTAGTTATTGGTCCAAATAGTTATTCACAAGTTTCATTTGATTCGGAATTTACTGGAGGTGGTGATAATGTTCTGGCTACAGAAAATATTCAATATGATTTAGTTACTCCACAAATTACTGCTCTTGTTCCAGGATCTAAGACCTCTCTGTCAGGGCAAATAAGAACAGTAAGTGGAACTAGTGTGAATGGAACTGAAAGTTCATTTATTGACCAAGGATATGAAGATGTTGATATTACAGGGTCAAATAAATTAACTTCAACCAGAATCATTTGCTCAGATATTAATGAGCAAACTTATCTGGGTGATTTGTTGAGAAATAAATCTTTTACTCTTAAAGCAAATCTTTCAACAACGGATAAAAATTTGTCTCCGATGATTTTCTGGAAAAAATCTGCTATTAAATTAAATAGCAATAGATTAAATAGTCCAGTATCAAATTATGCAGCAGATGGTAGAGTAAATAATTTAATTGGTGATCCTCATGCAGCAATCTATGTGTCAAATACTGTAAGATTGGCACAAACGGCAAAAACTCTTAAAGTTATTGTTTCTGCATATAGACATTCCTCTTCTGATTTTAGAGTTCTTTATAGTTTGATTAGACCAGATTCTAGTGAAGTTAATCAAGCATTCGAATTATTCCCAGGGTATGATAATTTAACCATTGATAATAATGGGGATGGTTATCCTGACGTTGTAGATTCTGCTAAAAATAGCGGTCTTCCCGACACTTTCGTTCCCGAAAGTTTGAATGGTGAATTTTTAGAATATGAATTTACTGCACATGACATTGGCGATTTTACTGGTTATACTATTAAAATTGTAATGTCAGGAACAAACCAGGCATATGCACCAAAACTAAAAGATTTGAGGAGTATTGCAATCTTATGATGATTCCAGTTCAAGGGCATCCAAATTTGTATCGTGATGAGCAAAGTGGTGCTATAATTAATTATGATAGTAATTCATATACGCAGTATGTGAATAGTTTGAATGTTAGAGAATCTCAAAAGAGAGAATTAGATAATATGAAAAAAGATATTGATGAAATTAAATCTTTATTAAGGGAGTTAATTAATGGAACCAAATGACATTTCATTAGAATCAATTGATAAATTATTTGAATATGAAAAACATGTTCGAGTTATTGATCAATTAAATTTTGATGAATTAAAAAATTTTTCAAAATTATATTGTAAACTGTACTTAAAGCAGCAAGAAGTAATGAGATCATTAGGTGCTCTATAGATATAAATAAAAAGTAGCAATAAAGAAATAAATGGCATCAGTATATGTCAATAATCTAGTTGTAAACGCTGGGTCCAGTTTTACCCAATCTTTTACGTTAGAAGGAAGTGATACAAATTCAGCATTTAACTTGACTGGATATACTGTTGCTGCCCAGATGAGAAAATGGTCTGGTAGTTCAACTGCAACAGCATTTACTGCCGATATACAATTACCAGCAACTAGTGGAAAAATTAGATTGCAATTGACTGCTACACAAACAGCAAGTATAAAACCTGGAAGATATGTTTATGATGTAGTAATTACAGATTCTTCCCTGGTCAAAAATAGGGTAATTGAAGGTATGGTTCTTGTAAGGGAAGGAGTTACTAGATAATGGCAGATATAAATGTTAGAACAGACTCCCAAAATGATTTAAAAGTCAGAGTTGGTCAACAAAATACTGTCAAAGTTATTAGTAGTCTTGGAGGAGCATCTGAAACTACTTTAAATGTGATAGGTGGAATTGCATCAGTCACATCTTTATATGTAAGTGGAGGCTCATATTTTGTTGGAGTAACAACTTTTATGGGCAACATTAATTTCAATGGAGATATTACAGGAACCATAGATGGAGGATTTTACTAATGGCAAAACCAACTACCAGACAAGAACTTATTGATTACTGTCTTCGCAAATTAGGTGCTCCTGTATTAGAAATTAATTTGGATGATGACCAAATTGATGATTTGGTTGATGATGCTTTACAATACTTCAATGAAAGACACTTTGATGGTGTTGAAAGAATGTATTTAAAGTATAAAATTACTCAGGCAGATATTGATAGAGGTAGAGGGAATGGAACAAATGGCGTAGGAATAGTAACCACTACTGGATCTGCAAATATTAGTGGTATTGGTACTACAACATTTAATTTTTACGAAACTTCCAACTTTATCCAAGTACCAGACTCAGTAATTGGTATTGAAAAAGTATTTAGATTTGATACTAGTTCCATTTCAGGAGGAATGTTTAGTATTAAATATCAGTTATTTTTGAATGATTTATATTATTTCAATTCTGTTGAATTATTACAGTATGCTATGGTAAAAAGTTACTTAGAAGATATTGATTTTCTTTTGACAACTGATAAACAAATCAGATTTAACAAAAGACAAAATAGAATGTATTTGGATATTGATTGGGCATCACAAACTGTAGGAAACTTCTTGGTAATCGATTGCTATAGGGCACTAGATCCTTCTAGTTTTACTAAAGTTTATAATGATAGTTTTATGAAAAAATATCTGACCGCTCTCATGAAAAAACAGTGGGGACAAAATTTAATCAAATTCCGAGGAGTAAAACTTCCTGGTGGAATTGAATTGAATGGTAGAGAACTATATGAAGATGCCGAAAAAGAATTGGAAGATATAAAACAGAGAATGACCATGGAATACGAACTTCCACCTTACGATTTTATTGGATAATAATGGCACTTAATCCCTTTTTCTTACAAGGTTCACCAAATGAGCAGAGATTAGTTCAAGAACTAATCAATGAGCAGTTGAGGATGTATGGTGTAGAAGTATACTACATTCCAAGAAAATATGTAAGACAAGAAACTATTTTGAGAGAAGTCACATCTTCCAAATTTAATGATAATTATGCGATTGAAGCATATATTAACAACTATGAGGGATACACTGGGCAAGGAGATCTTCTAACAAAATTTGGAATGAGTTTAAAAGATGAAGTAAGTTTGATTATTTCTAAAGAAAGATTTGAAGATTTTATTTCTCCATTTCTGGAATCAAGTTCTGATACTGAAATTATACTAACATCAAGACCAAGAGAAGGAGATTTAGTATATTTTCCGTTAGGGCAAAGATTATTTGAAGTCAAATTTGTTGAGCATGAGCAACCATTTTATCAACTAGGAAAGTTATATGTCTACGAATTAAGATGTGAACTATTTGAATATGAGGATGAAATTGGAGGTTGGGAAAACGATAGTACTACCGTTCAAGAAATTGATGATAGTTTAGAGCAATATGGATATATGACAGAACTTCAATTATTCTCAACTTCTGTACAAGAAACTGCAACAACATTAAAAACAAGTGGTGGATATGTAAGAAGAATTATTCTCAATAATGATGGGTATGGATATAATGAAACTCCAATAGTATCAATATCAACTGCACCATCTGGCGGAACTAATGCTACTGCAGTAGCTATAACAACCAGTTTAGGTGGAAGTTATTCAGTTAAAGAAATTCTTCTCACAAATGCAGGATCTGGATATACTGTTGCACCAACTGTGACTATTTCTGGTGGAAATGGTGTTGGTGCTGCTGCAACTTCTGAGATTGTTAGCAATGCTTATTGTGGTGTAAAATCGGTAAGCATAAGTGGCATTGGAACTGGATATGTGACCGCACCAACAATTACATTTAGTTCTCCAAATGATGCTCCTAACATTAGGGCACGAGGTAAAGTAGTTGTAAGTGCTGCAGGAACTATAAGTCAAGTTTTACTTTCTGACGCTGGAGCAGGATATTTCCCACAATTAACGATTGTGGCAACTATTTCAGCACCTCCAGCAACTGGAATTGGTACATATCAATTTAATGAAGTTGCTATTGGTGCTTCTTCAGGAACAAGAGGAAGAGTTAAATCTTGGGATTATGATACTAAGATTTTAAAAGTTGGCATAACCGATGGGGCATTTCAACCCGGAGAAGTTATTGTTGGATCTGCATCTTCTGCAAGATATTCTTTACTCGCTTACCAAAAACCAGATAATTATGATAAATATGAACAAAATGACGAAATAGAAGCGGAAGCAGATCTCATTGTCGATTTTTCAGAATCAAATCCATTTGGAAATTACTAATGTTAGGAACTTATTACTATCATCAGATTATAAGAAAAACCATTATTGCATTTGGTACTCTTTTTAATCAAATCTATATTAAACACAAAGATGCCGATAATAATGATTATAGTGAATTGAGAGTTCCCTTTGCATATGGTCCAACACAAAAGTTTCTAGCACGTATCGAGCAGCAGGCAAATTTAAACAAACCAGTTGCAATGACACTTCCAAGAATGTCATTTGAGATGACTTCTATTCAATATGATGCAACAAGAAAGGCAAGTATTACTCAATCATTCAAAGCTTCTGATGGTGTTAATTTAAAAAAAGTATATCTACCTGTTCCATATAATATTGGATTCCAACTCAGCATCATGACAAAATTGAATGATGATGCCTTGCAGATTGTTGAACAAATTTTGCCATTTTTTCAACCAGCATTTAATTTAACAGTAGATTTAATTGATTCTATAGGAGAAAAAAGAGATATTCCCGTCATTTTAAATAATGTTTCATTTATTGATGATTATGAGGGAGATTTCTCAACAAGAAGAGTTTTGATTTACACTCTAGATTTTACTGCTAAAACCTATCTGTTTGGTCCAATCGCAGATAGTAGCGAGGGTCTTATTCGTAAGGTTCAAGTTGATATGTATTCTGGTACTGATACTTCTATTGCGAAGAGGGAAATGAGATACACAGTCGAACCAGACCCAATTGATGCTGGTCCAGATGATGATTTTGGATTTACTGAAAATTGGGATTTCTTCAATGATTCCAAAGAATGGAGTCCCACACAACAAACGGATATTTAACAGATTATGAAAAATAATTATGAAGGTTTGGATAGTGCTTTGAATATCGAAAGCAGTATTGTAGAAGTAGAAAAACCAACAGAAAAACTGGATATTCTTCCAGTAAAATCGGATGATATTAAGAAAGATTATGAATATACTCGTGCAAATCTTTATTCTTTAATTGAAAAGGGTCAAGAAGCAATTAATGGAATTATGGAACTTGCCGGAGAAGGTGGTTCTCCGAGAGCATATGAGGTTGCTGGTCAGTTAATTAAGAATGTTGCAGATACTACAGACAAATTAATTGATTTGCAAAAGAAACTTAAAGAAGTAGAAGATGATACTACTAAGACTACAAATAATGTGACTAACAACGCAGTATTTGTTGGGTCAACTTCAGAACTCTCAAAATTACTCAAACAAGGTTTTCTAAATAATAAA